AGCGAGCACAGTATAACACAAACGCTCGCAAATTACAAGACCTTCGGTAATATTTTGTAGCACTAATACCAAACCAGTTCAGTATAAACTAAAACCGTATAGTTTAAGTTCGTTTGTATTACTTTTTCCACATAAATAACTGACACAGATTGACAACAATTCCATAATATTGTAGAATACAAAGTAACACTCTTAGGGGTCTAATCTCATGTCAGTTTCTAACTATTACGGAGCAAAGAGTAAGTATAGAATAACACTAGAATTAGACGTACTCGATGACTTTAATCCACAGCATATTAACTGGGGTAAAGTATTAGATTTACAGGACAATGAGTGTGTGGAAAGTTATATCGAAGACATGTCAAATCCCGTCAGTTGGTAATACTAAGGGGGTCTTGATTAAAGTGTCCTTATAGTATACAACCTCATTTAAATTAGGTCTTAAATTATGTCAAACAGTGCAACACAGTTTGTATCAGAAACCTTTGCAAACTTTCTGCTAGAAAATGCAAACAATGGTAATGAAATCTTATCAGTCCTCGATGATATTGTAGAGGGTGCAGATACCTTCCTATAAGTAACACAAATTAAAGCACAGATTAGGGGCAAGTTGTTTATACTTTGCCCCCATAATGTGTAAGGCAGTTAGTGTTACTTAAGGTTTACACAGTTCTTGACACTTAACGCAGTGTATGTTATGATCTTATTTGACAGTTATTAGCCAGTTATATTCGCCCTTATGTTATAGCGTTGCGTTTTGCGTTGCCCCGTTTTAAAAAAAGCAAACTACCCTAACCTACAAAAGTGGGTACGTGCGAGATGTATATAAAAAAATCGGGAAAATTTTTTTTGACCTTCTTAGGATTCATATATAAAAAAATCGCCCAGTAAAAAATTGGAGGAAAAAGGTTGTCAGGATTCACTGCGAACATTACAGGAGACCAAGAGATATATCACATCTACATTAGAGGAGAGTGTGTTTATCACAGTTTGAATGAATCGCAGTTTAAACAGACATGGGCATCCTTGAAAGGTATGGTTGGTTTAATGACCACTGCATATAAGGAAGAAGATTTATCATATGAAAAATGCCCTGCAGGTATTGGTCAAGGGGGCGGTAAGGTATCTTGGAAAGAACCAGAGGGTGGTGATAGTTATTAAGAGGGTTATTACTACCCTCTTTTTTTATGAATTGACATATACATATAATTACTCTATAATTAAAGGGTAATTACAAAACACTATGGCAAAAGGATTTACTGTCAAGGCAAACGCTCCCAAACCAAAGAAGAAAGAAGATTGGGATATAGATGCTATTAAGACAAGGATGAAAGGAAAGACAATTGTATTCTGTCTTCCAGGTCGTGGATGTTCATACGTATTTCTGAAAAACTTTGTGCAGTTATGCTTTGATATGGTTCAGAATGGTATGTCCATCCAGATCTCACAGGACTACTCTTCTATGGTGAACTTTGCAAGATGTAAGTGTCTTGGAGCAAATGTTCTCAGAGGTCCTGATCAGATACCTTGGGATGGAAAGTTAAAGTATGATTATCAATTATGGATTGACTCGGATATAGTCTTTGACTCAAACAAGTTCTGGCAACTATGTGACCTTGCAGTTCCTGCTGAGTCTGTTAAAGAAGATGGAAGTATAGATGATGATTTATTAAATGAGCGTTCTATTACTGCTGGTTGGTATGCCACAGAAGATGGCAGCACTACATCTGTCGCTCACTGGTTAGAAGAAGATGACTTCCGCAAGAATGGTGGAGTTATGAATCACGAAACCGTCGAAAGTATCTCGAAAAGAAAGAGACCTTTCACAGTAGACTACACTGGTTTCGGTTGGGTAATGATTAAGAACGGTGTATTTGAGAAACTTGAGTATCCTTGGTTTGCTCCTAAGATGCAACAGTTTGAATCTGGTGCAGTACAAGACATGTGCGGCGAAGACGTATCATTCTGCTTAGATGCCATCGAAGAAGGATGGGACATCTGGTGCGATCCTCGTATTCGTGTAGGCCACGAAAAAACTCGTGTTCTCTAAGTATTATGGATGCACTCAAAGAGTGGGTAGAACACCACATGAAAGGAAAGACATCAGAAGATCTATGGTATCTGTCTGATGAAATTCTAACGGAACTATCGGGGCGTGACTCGATTAAATATAAAGTCACAGAAGATATAACTGAACTAACACACGATTCGGAGGGATGTTAAATGCCAAGGATGTACAGTGCATCAGGTGATGTAACGGTTGAATCAAGACCGAAAAAAACTCGTCAAGGAAGAGGCAAACATACTAAATATGCCGCTTCCTCTCGTAATACAGCAAAAAAACGTACAAGAGGACAAGGGAACTAAACTATGCCAGCACTTATATGTAACTTACCTGCTTATGAAGTATGGGTAAGAAAAGAATATCTTCTTGATCATAAAGGTGGACACGGTGAATTTGTAAAAGGCGTTTGGGTATCGGCAAAATCGATACCTGGACGTGCTTTTTACTTTGAAACATATCTACCTGATTATGCCGCAATGTTTGATAAATTGCCTATATCAGCATTTCTAAGCGAACCAGAGATACCTGACCCTGATATGACACTCCATAACCTTCAGTTTTGGAACTGTATGGACTATGGTTTGGTTGCTGTTCAGAAGCAGTTTGTAGGATCAATGCACTATGAACTATATACAAGAGATTATGGAACACAAACAGGTACATATATTTGTACATTAGACAACTATCATCAAGATGTTGATGCTGTTGACTACTCTACAAGTGAAAATCCACCTGAACATAAGTCTCATAACCTAATTGAGTTAGACAATGGGCAATTTGCACTCTATCCTAACAATAGAATACGTATCTATGACAATAGTTTAACACCTGAACCACCTAAAACTCCTGATTTTAAGGTTTCTACGGTCTTTTATCAGGTTGAGAATGGTCATGATCGTGATGGATTAGGTAGTGATGAAAATTATTTCTGGAAAACCACCAAAGAAAGAGAAATCGATGACACAGAAAAACAAAAAGATGTTGAGGGAGATAGCAAACGACCCACAGACACCGAAAAAACGTGATTCTAAGGTACAAAATGACCTTTGGGAGAAAATAAATGATGATGAGTTCTGGGAAGGACTCGATTATGATGCAGATGTTCTTTAATATCTTTAATAAATAAAATATAATTCTAAATATTAGACAATCCTATGCCTTTAGAACGGGTAAGTAGGGGTTTTAAAGACCTTAGCATGACTTTTCAGAGTAATCCTCTGAATGATGACCTCATTGGGCTTAAAAATGAGAATGCAATTGCTCGTTCTGTAAGGAACATTGTCATGACAGTGCCTGGTGAAAAGTTTTTTCAACCAGATTTTGGATCTAGGGTATCAAAATTACTTTTTGAAAATGTAGATGACATAACTGCATCACAAATTCGAGAAGAAATTGAATATTCAATTGTTAATTTTGAACCTAGAGTGAAAATATTGGATATATCTGTAAATCCAAATAATGATGATGCCTCTTTTGATGCTGTTATTGTATATGAAATTATAGGAGCAGACGTAGCTCCTCAGGAATTACAATTCGCCTTACAATCAACAAGATAAGATGCCGTTAGTAAATTTTTCTAACCTTGATTTTGATCAGGTTAAGACTTCACTTAAAGATTACCTTAGGTCAAACTCTAATTTTACAGATTATGACTTTGAAGGATCTAACTTATCATCTATTTTAGACGTACTAGCATATAATACCTACATTACTTCTTATAATGCCAACATGGTAACCAATGAAGTATTCATTGATAGTGCCACTTTAAGAGAAAATGTAGTTTCGTTAGCAAGAAATATTGGATATTTACCTCGTTCTAGGACTGCTGCTACTGCCACTGTAAGTTTCTTTGTGGACGTAACTGGTGTTACCCCTGCTCCTGCTACTATAACACTAAACAAAGGTCCTGTAGCGTCTTCTGCGGGGCAAACAGGAGTAAATTCATATGTCTTTTGTATCTTAGAAGACATCACAGTTCCAGTTTTCACCGATTCTAATGGAATTGCAACTGCTACTTTTGATCAAGTTAAGATTTCTGAGGGAACTTTGATAACAAATGCCTTTACTAACACCTCAGTCAATCCAGATCAGAAATTTATTCTTCCAAATACAGGAATTGACACTTCTTTGATGACGGTGACTGTTAAAAATAACGCATCTGAGACCACAGGTGCTAAATATAGTTCTCAAAATAGTATTTTTGACATTGATTCGTCTTCAAAAGTATATTTTCTTCAAGAAATAGAAGATGAGCGATATGAAATCTTTTTTGGTGACGATATTTTTGGTAAAAAACTAGAAGAAGGCAATTTTGTCACTGTTGAATACGTAGTTTCGAGTGGTGATGCTGCAAATGGCATTAGTAATTTTACTTTTGCTGGTAGATTGTCATATATTAGGAATGCTCAGTCATATTCAGTAACAACAGGGATTTCTTTACTCAGTACAGACCTTAAATCAAGTGGTGGAGAGAGTATTGAGACTGTTGATTCAATTAAAAAGTTTGCTCCTCGCATTTATGCATCTCAAAATAGAGCAGTGAGTGCAAATGATTACGAAACACTCATTCCAGCAAAAATTTATCCCGAAACAGAGTCAATTTCTGTGTTTGGAGGTGAAGAATTAGTTCCTCCTCAATATGGAAAGGTCTTTATTAGCATTAAACCAAGAACTGGTGACTTTTTACCTAATTTGATCAAAGAAAATATTAAAACTAAACTTAAAAAGTTTGCAGTTGCTGGAATTGTGCCAGAAATACTTGATTTGAAGTATCTTTACATCGAAGTTGACTCAAAAATATATTATAATTCCAATTTAGCACCCTCTGGTGAATTTGTTTCTACTTTAGTTCAACAAAATACTGAAAGTTACGCAGAATCAACTGAATTAAATAGATATGGTGCTAGATTTAAGTACAGTAAGTTCCTAAAAGTAATTGATGAGAGTGATGCCTCTATCACATCTAATATTACGACTTTACAGATAAGACGGGACATTAGAGCAGTATTAAATAGTTTTGCGGAGTACCAAATTGGATTTGGTAATGAATTTTATATCAAGAGTATGAGTGGATATAACATCAAATCCACTGCATTTAGAATAAGTGGAATATCTCAGGATATTTACATTTCTGACATTCCAAATTCTAATAGAGAAACAGGATCCATTTTCTTTTTTACTCTTCCCTCTCCTAATTCAACATCACCCTCTATTGTTAGAAGAAATGTTGGATCAGTTAACTATAAGAGTGGAATCGTTACTTTAAATCCTGTCAATATTATAGCTGGTAAATTAAAAGATGGTCAAACTATCATTGAGTTATCAGCATGTCCTAAATCCAATGACGTAATTGGATTACAGGATCTTTATTTACAACTAGATATTAGTAACAGTAATTTTGAAATGGTAGTAGACAACATCTCCTCTGGATTAGATCCAGCCGCTTCAAATTACACAGTAACTTCAAGTTATCATAACGGGAACTTAGTAAGATCATAAGATGCCACAAAATAGAGTTAAGTTTAGCAACATTGTTCAAAACCAACTTCCTGCTTATGTGCAGGACGAGTTTCCATTAGTTGCGGAATTTTTAAAATCATATTATGAGGGTCAAGAGTACCAGAGTGGTCCTATTGATCTTATCGAAAATATTGATCAGTACATTAAGGTTAGTGAATTAACCAATACTACTGATTCTATCATATTAGGCACTGCATTAGATCTTGGAGGCGATACTGTTAATGTTGATTTAATAGAATCACCAAATGGAACCAAAGGGTTTCCAGAATCTTATGGTTTATTAAAAATTGACGATGAAATTATTACATATACGGGAAAAACAGATTCATCTTTCACAGGATGTGTAAGAGGTTTTAGTGGAGTAACCTCATATACTGCTGAAGCAACCTCTGATACATTAGTTTTTGAAACAACTAAAATTGCAACTCATGTTTCAGGATCTACAATTACTAATTTAAGTGATTTATTTTTAAAAGAGTTTTTATTAAAAGTAAAACGCCAATTAATTCCTGGATTAGATGATAGAACTTTTGATTCTGATTTAGATCAAAATGTTTTTATAAAACATGCAAAAGATTTTTATTTAAGTAAAGGTAGCGATAAATCCTTTGAAATATTGTTTAAAGCTTTATATAATGAAGATGTAAAAATTGTAAGACCAAAAGATTTTTTATTTACTCCTTCTAATGCACAGTGGAGAGTTACTAATGATCTTGTAGTAGAACCAATTAGCGGAAATCCTGAAAATTTAGAAAATTCCACTTTATTTCAACAATCTTACGCTGATAGTATCAATAAAGCATATGCTCCTATAACCGCCGTAGAACCCCTTCAGGTGGGGTTTGGACAGACCTTTTATAAGTTAAGTATAGACGCAGGGTATAATAGAGATATTAGAGTTGATGGTGCAATTTATGGATCTTTTGAAGTACAACCCACTACTAGGGTAATAGGTGCTGTATCTGCTGGAACCACTGTTTTAAATGTTGATTCAACGGTAGGATTTGCCGCTACAGGTGGAGATTTATATATTCCTTATGCTGATGGAACCACAGGTATAGTTTCTTATCGTTCTAAATCATTGACTCAGTTTTTTGGTGTTGGTTTAGGAAATACTGGAGTGTTGGTTGACATTAATGATGGAACAACCATTGGAATTAACACTTTTGCTTATGGACAATCTAATCTTGATCAAGATGAAACAGTAACGGTAAGAATTAACTCAGTATTAAATAAATTTAATTTTTCAGACAAAACTTTCTATTATTCAGAAGGAGATACTATTAAATTAAAAACATTAGGTGTATCAGAGACTGGATTTAAGGCAAAAAGTTGGTTTTACAATATTTCCCCAACTTATAATATAAAAAGTATTGAATTAATAGATGCTTCTGACAAAACATACAAATTAACCTTAGGTGTAGATCATTCTTTTAGATTTGGTGATTCTGCTGTTATAATTGCTAGTGATAAATCTCAAAAAAATACAAATATCATTAATATTGAATCTGATAAGTCGATAGTTGTACGAGGTCAAGGAAATATAGATCTTACAGACTCTTATACAATCAAACGTGATATTTTAACTGCACAATCGAATACTTTTCCTAAAACAAACCTCTATGTTACCAACGTACAAAATGTTTACTCCAAACCAGTAGATATTCTTAATGGAAAACCATATAATGGTCCATCTCATTTCCATCCAAATACAGGAAAGAAAATGGTTGGGGCAGCTCATACTAGTAAACCCCATGCCACTCTTACTACTCTTCCTGGCGTAAATAAATTATTAGTTTCTTCATCTTCTCTTCCAACCTACAACTCTCAACCACTTAATGTTTACAGTCAAACAGTTAAATTTAGTGGTTCATTCGTAGGATCAGAATTTAATATAAAACCAGTAGGAGATCATGGATTCTACACTGGTGATGCTGTTTATTATAAACCAGAAAAGGAAAATTACGAATTTTTTGATTCATTAGGAAATAAAAAAGTTGGTGTAAAGGTAAATTCATCTTTATTCAGTGGAGACGTAGGATTTATTGTCACAGGATTGGCTGATGGTCAAACAGTAGAGGATAGAATTCCTCCAAATGAAGGATTATACTTTGTAACAAGAGTTGATGCGAATATAATAAAATTATCCAAAAGTAGAACTAATATTTTTAATTCAATTTTTATTTCTATTGATAATTCTATTAATGCATCTAATTGTGAGTTTAAACCTTATGATTTTAGATTTAAAACTTTAGAGTCTCAGAAAATAGTAAGAGAAATATCAGAAGTAGATGATGATGGTAAAGTAACTCCTACTGAACCAGGATTTACAGGAATGTTGATAAATGGTGTTGAAATATGTAATTATAAATCAAAAGAATTTGTTTACTATGGAAAAATCAATCAAATTGATGTAAATGCAAGAGGATCAAATTATGATGTAATAAATCCACCTCTTTTAAGCATTAATGATAACGTAGGAACGGGTGCTACTGGATTTGTAGCAGTTTCTGGAAATCTTAAAGAAATTAGACTTTTAGATTCTGGATTTGACTACCAAGATACTCCTATTATTTCTATAAACGGAGGAAATGGAAAAGGTGCTGTTGCTACTGCTAACATGAAGAAAGCAGTTCATTCAGTTTCTTTTAATTCTCAATCTGATGTTGGTTTAGGAACGACTGCCTTCAATTCGTATGAAATAGGTTTTGGAACATTTCATAAGTTTACTGATTTTGAAGAAGTCATTTATAAAAACGCTGGACAAAAAAATGTTGGTGGATTAAGCACAGATTCTTCATATTTTGTTTCCAAAGTTGGTTTAACCACCGTTAAACTTTTCCAAACTCAAAATGATGCTATTTCTGGAATTAATACTGTTGAATTAACCTCATTTGGTATCGGAAAACAATTTATAAATTCAGCTAACAGAAAAACAATTGTAGATTCAATTAATGTTATTGATAGTGGATCTGGATATCAAAATAAGAAAAGAACTGTCTTAAGTTCTACTGGAATTAATACTGCATTAAATCAAATTAAAATTAATGACCATGATTATCAATCTGGTGATATAATCAATTATGTAGAGACTTCTAGCACTGTTATTGGTGGTTTATCTGCTGATAGAGAATATTACGTTACTGCGATTAATGCTGATGAATTTAAACTATCAGAAGTTGGAATTGGCAGCACTGCAAAAGATTTTTATTACAATACCAAGCAATATATTGATTTTACCTCTGCTGGTGTAGGAACGCAAACTTTTAACTATCCTGATATAACTGTAAGTGTGGTTGGAACTGTCGGAATAGCATCTACAGGGACAGAGACTTTTGAATGTAAAGTTCAACCAATATTCAGAGGAGAAGTTACCTCTATACATCTTTCTAATCAAGGTGTTGGATATGGATCCTCTGAAATTATTAATTTCCTAAGAGAACCTCAAGTTACATTAATTGGGGGAACGGAAGCACAATTAAAACCTGTTATTGTAAATGGATCTATTACTGAAATAGTTGTAATGAGTAAAGGGCAGAAATATAATGCGGCTCCCACATTAACAATTAATGGTGATGGTATTGGAGCAGTTATTACACCAGTATTTGAAAATAATGAAATTACCGAAGTTAAAGTCATTCATGGAGGTAATGGATATACATCAGCATCAACTAGTATTTCAGTTGATTTTCCTGGTGCAGGAGTTAATGTAAAACCAATTCTTCAACATTGGAGAGTTAATTTATTTGAAAGAAATTTAGCAAACGTTAGTGGTGATGATGGATATATTGCACATGAGTTTAGACCTGGATATGGTCTTCAATATTCTCATTTATATGCACCCAGAGTTTTAAGAGAATCTGTATTCGCTAATAGTCAAGAGGGAAATACCTTATATGGAGATAAAGATTTACAAATAGTTAATGGACTTGAAGTACCATCTAATCAGCATTCTCCAATATTAGGATATGCTTATGATGGTCATCCCATTTATGGTCCTTATGGATATGTAACACAATCAGGTGGAGTTATAACTCAGATGAAATCTGGTTACTCCTTAACTCTTGCCGAAAATAGACCTTCTACTTTATTATTCCCAGAGGGATTCTTTGTAGAAGACTTTACTCATAAAAACGTTGCTGATGAAACTATTCTTGATGAAAATAATGGAAGATTCTGCGTAACACCAGAATTTCCTGATGGAACTTATGCATATTTTACCACTATTGATTCTGGTGCAACTGAAAGTTCTGGTCCTTTTCAGGGTTATAAAAAACCAGTGTTCCCATATTTAATTGGTGAAAATTATAGATCAATACCTAATGAATTTAATTTTAAAAATGATTCAAATCAAGATGCTTATGATTTACAAAATTTTGAATGGCAAAGAAATACTGAACCATATAATTTAATTGAGGGAGATACTGAATATGATTACGTTTACATACCAAATAAACTTTCTCAAATCATTGATATAAAATCAGTAACTCCAGGATCTGTTGAGAACATAGGTATAGAAACAGGAGGAATATTATATCAAATTGGAGACTCTGCAATTTTTGATAATTCTAACACCTCAGGAACTGGTGCAGTTGCCAAAGTATCAGTTATTGATGGTAAAACAGTTGATAGCATAAGTTTTGCTACGAGTTCAATTACAGGAGTTGAAATTTATGCTGATACTATTCAAGGTGATTATCTTTTAGTTTCAGACAATCCCCATAATTTCAAAAATAAAGATATTATTACTGTAAGTGGATTATCTACCACTTCATCTCAAATAGAAGGTAGTTATACTAGTGGAATAACAACTAGTCGTTTTGTGGTGACTGGTGTAGGAACTGATTCAACAGGCATAGGAACCGATGGAGTTACTGGACTAGTTACTCATATTAATGTTCTTGGTAACTTAACATACCCTAATATCGATTCTAATGATATTTTGGGTATTGGTACAGAGAGAGTAAAAGTATTAAATGTAGAAAAAAATCGTTCAAGAATTAGAGTGCTAAGAGCAGTTGATGGAACAGTTGCTGCTGCTCATACTGTTACTTCATTTTTCTTCCAAGATCAACGTAGATTAACTATTAATGCAGGATTTAACACCACTCTTTCTTCAAATAGAAATAGAGAGATTTATTTCAATCCCTCTGAAACAGTAGGATTGGGTACGACTGCTGGTGTTGGTATTGGATCTACATTATATTTCTCAAATCCAGGTGCTGGAATTAGTGAAATCTTTATACAAACAAAGGCACTTTTTATTCCAGGACATGACTTGAGCACTGGTGATGAATTAACATATTCACCTAATGGTGGATCTGGTATTGTTGTATTGGAAGAAGGTGCATCCTATCCTAGCGGAATATCTACTTTAACAAACGGAGATACATTATTTGTTGCAAAAATATCTGACAGTTTAATTGGATTATCAACAGTTAGGGTTGGATTAGGTACAACTGGTACTTTTGTTGGAATAGCAAGCACTCACCAAAGTTCTTCAACTTTATTCTTTGCTAGTGATCCAGTTGGTGCAGGTATTGGTACAGGAGTTTTTCATAGTTTCAAAACAAATTACTCTCCTATTACAGCAAAAATTAATAGAAATTTAGTAACAGTATCTGCTGCTAGTTCTCATGGATTAATTAATAATGATGAAGTAACTGTTGATGTTAACCCATCTATTTCTACATCATTTATTGTTAAGTATAATGATTTTAATAGAAGAGTTATTGTAACTCCAAAATCATTTATTTCATCAGGAGTTAATACATCTACCAATACCTTTACTTTAAATGATCATGATTTTGTAACTGGTCAAAAAATAATTTATACATCAGATAGCCCAATTGAAGGTTTAGTAGATGATGGAATTTATTATGTGGTAAAAATTGATGATAACAACTTTAAATTATCAGATAGTCATTACAACTCTACATTATCTAAACCAATTATTATTGGCATTACTAGTGCATCAGCAGGAGTAATTAATCCTATTAATCCATCAGTTGATGTTTACAAAGATTCTACTGTTTCTTTTGATCTTTCAGATTCTTCGCTATCATATACAGTTCAAGGAACTCAATATCCTGCCTTTGAACTTAATTTCTACACTGATAGAAATTATACCAATAAATGGGAAAATGATTCTGAGTCAACAGGATTTAATGTAACCAGAACAGGGAGTGTAGGTATAACAGCAGATGCAAAAATAACTCTTGAAGTAACTAAGACTATCCCAGAAATTTTATATTATCGTCTTGATCCAGTATTTGAATCAAATATACCTGATGTTAAGAAAGAAGTTGTAGTTGATGAAGAAACTGTTTCTAATAACGAGGTGATATCCAACGCTTCTGTTTATAACGGAAAACAAACTATTACTACTGCTTCTACAACTGCATTCACCTACACGATAGCAGATACCCCCGAACAAGTATCTTATGCAGGAACCACTTCTGATATTGATTATACAACAACATCTACTAATGCTTATGGATCTATTTCTAGATTTGAAATAAAAAATAGTGGTGTAAATTATTATTCTCTTCCTGGTATTACTACAATTACCTCAACTGTTGGTAGTGGAGCTGTTGCTGAACCATCAAGTTCTTCAATAGGAAAAATTAAAACTACAAAGATTGAAGATATCGGATATACTTTCCCATCTGATCCTACATTAAAACCAAGTGCATTACTACCTCAAATTATTGATATTGAATCTCTTGCAAGTTTTACTAATATTGGAATAACCTCAGGTGGTCGTGGATATGGAGTTGCACCTAAACTTCTTATTCGTGATGGTAAAACTAAAAAAATTATTACTGATGCAGATTTAAGATATTCTTTGGGTGATACAAATGTAACCATATTAAAGAATCCTACAGGGATGACTAAATCATATGCTCCTACTCTAATACCATTTGAAAACAGTAATGGAGTTGGAATTAGTACCGTTGGTTTTAATACTATAACTAAGGATGCTTTCGTAAAATTATCAGTAGGATTTAGCACAGCAGACTCCTTCCCCTTTGTGGTTGGTGATACTGTTATGATTGAAAATGTAAGTATAGGAATTGGTTCTACTGGTAAAGGATTTAATTCTGCTGATCATGATTTTAAATTCTTTACTGTTAATGCAGTTGATGCTAATTTAGGTGGAATTGGTGCAACAATCACATATAGCATGGCTGCTGAGTTTCCAGACAACGGAACTTTTCCTGGTGCTTTTGATCCAAATAATTCTGCAGGAAGAATTATACCTGAAAAATATTTCCCTCAGTTTGATATAAAATTAGGAACTAATGATTACTTAGAGGGTGAAACTGTATCTTCATCATCTGCTTCTGGTACTGTAGAATCTTGGAACTCTGATATTGGATTACTAAAAGTATCTGCTAATAATAACTTTAAAGTTGGTGATATTATTAAAGGATCTACTTCTGATACACAAGGAATAGCATCTTCTATAAAAACATTTGATTCTGATTTAGAATTAGAAGCAACTTCAAAAGTATTAAAAGGATGGCAAGATGATTCAGGATTTATTAACTCTAATATACAGAGATTACAAGATAGTTTATATTATCAAAACTTCTCTTATGCTATAAGATCCAGAGTTGTAGAAGATACTTGGAATGATGTTGTAAGCACTTTAAATCATACTTTAGGATTTAAAAAATTCTCTGATTATCAATTAGAGTCCACTTCACCATCAATGGCAGTTGGGGTATCTACGAATCAAACTTCGGTTGATATAGTTAGTGATTTAGTTGGTGTTGGAGATTTAAATTGTGTATATGATTTTGATTTAGTTACAGAAAATTCTCGCAATACAGGGTCTACATTCTTCTCTGATGAAATAATATTTTCTAGTAGAATACTTACAGATTTTACAGAGTCAGTAGGTAATAGAGTTCTATCTATTGATGATATGAGTGGGTCATTCAATAGTAATCCAAGAGCGACAAAATTCAGTGTTGTAAATACTTTTGTCTTGAATGATAGTAGAGCACTTAAATTTATCACTCTTATTAATGATAAGAGATTTACTCAGGAACGTCAGTTGATGTTAGTAAGTCTTTTACATGATGGATCACAAGGTTATATTAATCAATATGGAAGAGTTGAAACATCTTATGATCAAGGATCATTTGATTTCTCAGCAAGTGGAACTGACGGTCAATTATTATTCTTCCCAACCAAAGCCACTGTAAATGATTATGATGTAACTACTATTTCTTACAATTTAGATGATACTCTTTTAGGAATAGGAAGCACATCATTGAGTGATGTTGCTATAATTAATACTTCTAGCACTAATGTTCCTAGTGGAACTACTACTAATGTTGTTGGAATAGCAAGCACTTATAGATCTTTAAGAGTTTTAGTTGAAATAACTCCTGATCTTGATGATTTGAGTGAATTTGAATATAATGAATTTACTGTGTTACATGATGGAACAAACGTAGATTTATTAGAGTATGGTGAGTTAATCACATCTCAAGGATCTTATTCAGATCCTGGATTTGGAACTTTCCATCCATATATTTCTGGAACAGATTTAAAAGTTGATTTTATTCCTAATTCAAGTATAGGTACAACATGTGTTGTTAATACTATTCAAGTAGCACTTGCCTCAACATCATCAGGCATTGGAACAATCTTTATGAATCATGCAAAACTTGATGCGAGAGCAACAAGTATTTCTGCATCAGGAACTCCTGGATTCACAACTATTGCTCAATATAATAATGATTTTGATGCGGGATATTTCTTTGTTCAAGTAACAGATACCACTAATGATAGATATCAAGTTTCTGAAGTTTTAGTTATTGATAATCACGTATCAGACCCTGCTGCACCTATTTCTACCTTTGACACTGAATACGGCGTTATAGAGTCTGTGGGGGCAGGATTAGGAACCATTGGTAGTATAGTTGATAGTAACGGTATTGTATCATTAACCTTTACTCCATTAGCAAGTATTGCTGTTGATGTTGCTGTTTTCAGTAATGCACTAAAACATGTTATTGCTGCTAAGGATTCTATTGACTTTACTAATGCAACAATCAATAGTGGATTTGGTGAATATTTTGGAACTGAAAGAGATATTAAGAGAGCATTTAATCTAACACATGATACCAATAATATTTTTGAAAGATATGTTCTTTGTAATGATGCAAATATTGTAAGTGTCTCTGCTGACACAATTACAATTCCTAATCATTTCTTTGTAACTGGTGAACAGATTTCTTATAGTCATTCTGGTAGTGGTTCTACTATGGCAATAGGAATCGCTTCTACCTCTTTTGCTGGTATAGGAACCACAGATAAAGTTCCTTCTGATGTATTCGTTGTTAAGATAAGTTCTGATGCTATTAAATTAGCAAGAAGTGCAGAAGATGCTTTGAAGGTAGTTCCAGAACCTTTGAATATTACTAGTGTTGGTATAGGCACTTCTCATAGATTCGTTGCAACAAATCAAAATGCCAAGGCGTTGATAGCATTGGATAATATTATTCAATCACCTGTTGTATCAACTGCTGTTACAACTACATTATCTAATATGATTCGTGAAACTGATAATGTTATTGAGTTTAGTGGTATAAACTCATTCTTTGGTGCAGATCTGATTAAGATCAATAATGAGATTATGAAAATAGAAGGTGTGGGTATTGGTAGCACCAACTTCATAAGAGTGCGTAGAGAATGGTTAGGAACTGTATTAGCAGGTCATGGTACAGGAGATAAGGTTACTAAGGTTATTGGTAATTATAATATTGTAAATAATCTTCTTACATTCTCAGAAGCACCTTATGGAAATGTTCCAATAGGTAGCACCACAAATCCACCTGATGAAAGAGATTGGACAGGTATTTCAACAGGATCTCATTTCCAAGGAAGAACATTTATGCGTTCAGGAGAAACTGATGGCGTAAATGAAACATATTCAGAAAATTATGTTTTTGACAGTATATCTGAACAATTTGATGGAATTGAAAGAACATTTAGATTAAAATCTGATGGGGTAAATGTTACAGGAATACAAACAGATACTGTTATCTTAGTTAATGATATTTTCCAAGGAAATGGAAGTGTAGAACAATATACAATTTCCGAAACTTCTGGAATTTCTTCAATTAATTTCACAGGGACTGCTACCTCAGTAACATCTGATCCAAATGGTTCAAATCTTCCTCTTGGTGGAATAATTGTTTCCGTGGGATCTAGTGAGGGATTTGGATATCAACCACTTGTTGCCGCAGGAGGAACTGCGATAATAGGTAATACTGGAATAGTCTCAGCAATTAGTGTTGGCAACACAGGATCAGGTTATAGATCTGGAATTCAAACAACTGTTAATATATCCATTAAAGAGGAAAATCTTAATGGAGTTACTTTAACACCAGTTGGAATAGCAACCATTGAAAATGGACATGTAACGGGAACTGCTGTTACAAACACACAAGTATTTTACAAACCAAAATCAATTTCTGATGTTGGTTATACTTCAACAACTGGAGTTACAATTGTATCAGTATCAACTGCTCATGGATTATCCGTTGGTGATGAAGTAAGTTTATCAGGAATAGCATTTACATGTGATTATGCACCTCCATTAGGAATAAACACTGCTGCTTATAACAACGTAACTGGTATTCTCACAGTTACAACAAATACACCTCATGGGTATAATACTAGCGGAAAAACAAGTGTTGTTATCTTTACAGGATTAGCGTTTACATGTCAAATTGATAATGGTGCAACTATTCATACTTATCCTAGATCAGTGTCTGCAACTGATGCGTCCAGAGGTGATCCATTCTTTGGTGGTGCATCAGTTATATCAGTTAATAGCACCACTGAGTTTGAAGCACAAGTTGGAACATCTACAGTTCCAACATTCTATGTTGGATTGGGAACAGTTCAGGGTGCTATTGTTGCTCCTAGAAGAGTCAATAATTCTCCTACCAAAATTGATCCTGCTGCAGCAAGTAAGAGCACTGTATTGCAAATAATTGATAATGATACTTTCCTTGTAAACACTGGGATTTCAACTCTTGCTCATTTCTATGCTAGAGGTGGAACAGTACATAAACCATTTGATGTTGTTTTTGATGATCCACTTTCATATTCAAACTTACCACTACAATATGCTTCTGGAAATGTTGGAGTTGGAACTGGTGCAACAATTGATATTGTTGTTGGTCAAGGATCTAGTGTTGTTAACTTTACAGTTCAAGATACTGGTTATGGATATGGGAATGGTCAATCATTAACAGTTGCTATTGGAGGAACAACTGGTATTCCAACATCAACAGGATATAAAGAATTCCTGATTAATGTTGAGGAAACATTTAGTGATGAGTTTACAGGATGGTCATTAGGTATTCTTCAATCTCTTGATAATTTTGATTCTGATTTTAATGGTTCAACAAAAGCATTCCAATTAACAGATAATGGAGATTTAATTTCCATTAGAGCTGGTAAAGGATCTGAGATTAATGTTCAAGATATTCTTTTAATATTCATTAATGACATATTACAAGTTCCTGGTAAGGGTTATACATTTGATGGTGGTAGTGTAGTTACCTTTACAGAAGCACCAAAAGTAGGTGATAAATCTAGAGTAATTTTCTATAAAGGAAGTGGTGATTCTGATGTTATTAACAGAGAGATTATTGAGACAGTTAAGAAAGGTGATGATTTAACTATTGAGAGTAATTCTCCTCAGGAGTCTTATCTACAAGAAAATGAAAGAATTGTTCTTAGTGTTAATTCTACTGATATAGTAAGCACTAATCCATATTATGGTCCTGGCAATACTACTGATGAAAATCTTCAAAGACCTGTTGTATGGTGCAGACAAACTGAGGATAAGATTATAAATGAAAAACCAATCGGTAAAGATAGAGAATTGTATGAACCTCAAATTGCTCCATATACATATATCACTAAATCTGTTGGAATTGGATCAACAGCAATTTACGTTGATTCATTAAGACCTCTATTCAATACTTTTAATGAAAGAGAGGATAGCACTGATCTTGGATTCCAGAAGAAAATTAAATTCCATAATCAAGCAGTAAAAACTGGTGCTGCTGGAACTGCGATAGTATCAATAGCAGGAACTATTTCTTCTGTTGATATTACTGATGGTGGAGTTGGTTATACCACTGCCACAGTTAGTTTTGGATCTACCACAGGTATTGGTACTACTACACAGGCATTTGGATCTGTAATAATCGGTGCGGCTGGAACTGTAACAGGTGTTGCCATTACAAGTGCTGGTGTAGGATATACGCATACTAATGTTCCCTCTGTTCTTATTAGTCCTCCTACTCATGTTGAAGAGGAAAATACAGTTAGCACATATAATGGAGATCAAGGAATCATTGTTGGATTTGGTACTACAACAATCGCTTCTAAGGATCAAATGATATTTGATCTGTTTATTCCAGAGGATTCTTTCCTAAGATTATCTGGTTTAACAGGCACTGCTATTACAATGAGTGGAATTGGAACCAATGATATATTTGTTGTTACTGGTTCTCATGTAGGAGATGCCACTACTTCAATTACATCAGTGGATTCTGGTGGAAATACCATTGGAGTAGGAAAATCATTTATAGATAATGTATACTCAGTTGCTAGTTTTGAAATTGTTAATACTACTTCTGGTATTAACAGTGAAGGAGTAGGAATAGGAACTACTCATTGTGCGAGAGTATTTGCAACAATAACAAGTGATTTCTCATGGGGTGGAACTGGAATTGAGACATCTAACTCTTATGGAACTTATAGTTGGGGAAGAATTGACCTATCATCGAGATCGGGATTAAATTCTTATACAGCATTCACTGAAGGTGGTGTTGTTGGAATTACTACTTCTACTATCATAGAAAGAAGTGCTCCTCTTAAATTTAAGAACTATAAACGAATTTAGTATCTACATCCTTAATAAATAACTAAAAAAATACTATCAAAATGGCCGCCATTATAACTGATCAGATTAGAATATTAAACGCACAGAATTTTGTTGCTGGTGTAACTTCTACTGCTAACGCTTATTATTCTTTCATTGGATTACCTAATCCTACTGAGGTGCAATCTGATTGGGATACTGATCCTCCTTCTCCAAAGGATAATTTTGAAGAAGAAGATAGTTATTGGGACACTATGGTAGCACTGAAAAAAATTAGTGCTTCTGACGTGAGGCAAGTAGTACCTAGAAGAAAATGGTCTTCTGGAACCACATATGATATGTACCGAAATGATTACAGTAGAACTAATACTGCTGCTGTTTCTGGTGCAACTAATTTATATGCGGCGACATATTTTGTTTTAAATAGTGATTTTAGAGTATATGAGTGCTTACAAAACGGAACTGACCCAGATAACCCTAACGGTAGACCATCATTAGATGAACCAACTTTTACTGACTTAGAACCTCGAAGTGCTGGAACTAGTGGAGATGGTTATATTTGGAAATATCTGTATACAATTAAACCAAGTGACATTATAAAATTTGAATCAACTGATTTTATTCCAGTTCCTGCTGATTGGGAAACAAATTCTGATGATGCTGCTGTTAGAGATAATGCAGTTGATGGTTCCATCAAAATAGTAACTATTAGTAATGCAGGTGTGGGTATTGGAACTGCTGACGCAGTTTATACCAAAGTTCCTATTAAAGGAAATGGATCTGGTGCTGAATGCACAGTTACAATTAACTCTTCATCACAGGTTTCTGACGTTACTGTATCTTCTCAGGGATCAGGATACACTTATGGTAGTGTAGATTTAGTTGCAGGAGGTGTGCCAACTGGAACTACTAGACCAGTTTTAGATGTTATTATCCCACCATCAGGAGGACATGGTAAAGACATTTATAGAGAACTAGGTGCATATAATGTTTTGTTATATTCTAGAATTGAAAATGATAACGAAAATCCTGATTTTGTAACAGGTAATCAAATAGCAAGAGTAGGATTAGTAGAAAATCCACAAGCATTTGATAGCACTGCTCTTTTATCAGTTGATAAAGCAACTGCTGCAGGAGCATTAAGATTGGCAGGAGCAGGTTACAGTAGTGCTACTTTTACTGCTGATGCTTATTTCACACAAACTATTGCAACAGGAACAACTGCTGCTGGAAGAGTTATTAATTATGATCAAACTACTGGTGTTTTAAAGTATTGGCAAGATAAATCTCTTGCAGGATTTAACACAGTGGGAGCGGCTGTTACCGAACCTACTTATGGATTTAAATTAAATGCATTTACATCCACACCCGAAACAGGTGGTTCTCTAACTATTGTGCCTTCTACTGGATCTAATTTAGCGATTGATACTTCATTTACAGGTGTCTCTACCGTAATAAATAGTAGAACCTATTACTTGGGTCAAGAATTTACTAATGGAATTGGTAATCCTGAAGCCAAAAAGTATTCAGGAAATATAATTTATGTTGACAATCGACCATCTATCACAAGATCCTCCACTCAGAAGGAAGATATTAAAATAATCTTGCAGTTCTAAGAAATCATGCCGCAGCTAACTAATTTAAACGTATCACCATATTTTGATGATTATGATCCTGCTAATGATTATTATCGGGTATTATTTAAACCTGGATATCCAGTACAAGCACGAGAATTAACTGGACTGCAATCAATGTTGCAGAACCAAGTTGAAAAATTTGGTCAACATTTTTTTAAAGAAGGAACTAAGGTAATACCTGGAAATACAAGTTATACTTCACAGTATACGTGTATTCAATTAAATAATGAATTCCAAGGTGTTCCTGTTGCGGCTTATGCAGATCAATTACTTGGAACTACAATTACAGGACAAACTTCTGGGGTAACTGCAAACGTTAATAAAATCTTATCCTCAGGAGATTCTGAGAATGGTAATCTTACCTTATATGTAAATTATCTTGGATCTAATACTTCTAATAATTCCACATCAACATTCTCTGACGCTGAAGAACTAACATGTAGTGTTATTATTACTTCAGGACTTCTTGGAAATGAGACTATATCTGTTGGTAGTCCATTTGCATCTACTGTGGCAAACGGGGCAGCTGCAACAGGTTCTGCTTTTCATGTAGAAAATGGAGTCTATTTTGTTAGAGGTCAATTCCTTAATGTTGATGCTGAAACACTTATTTTAGATCAGTATGGAACTACTCCAAGTTATAAGATTGGATTTAATATTTTAGAAGAAGTAATTACAGCAGATCTTGACGAAACTTTAAATGATAACTCGCAAGGGTTTAATAATTATTCTGCACCTGGTGCTGATAGATTAAAAATATCTCTCAATCTATTTAAAAAATCATTAGATGATTCTTTAGATGATACATTTGTAGAACTTGCCAGAATTGAAGATGGTGTTTTAAGATCCAAAAAGCAAACCACAGAATATGCTACTTTTGCAGATGAACTTGCTCGTAGAACTTTTGAAGAATCAGGAGATTATTATGTAACACCATTTGATGTTTCGGTTGTAAATTCTTTAAACAATAATATTGGTAATAATGGAATATTTCAAGAAGGTCAATTAACTTATGGTGGAGATACTGTATCTGATAATTTAGCATTATATCGTCTTTCCAGAGGAAAAGCATATGTTCGTGGTTATGAAATAGAAACTACATCACCTACATTTTTGGATGTACCAAAACCAAGAACCACGGCAACATTAGAAGATCAAGCAATAGAATATAAAACTGGTCCTGCTTTAAAACTTAATAGAGTATATGGATCACCTACAATTGGTATTGGAAATACTTTTGTAATAAGTTTAAGAGATCAAAGAACAAATACTACTCAACCTGGTGCTGCTAATTTACCAGGAAAAGAAATAGGTCAAGCAAGAGTATATGATTTTGCGTTAGAAACTGGATCATATAGCACATCTAATGCTAATTTAAATGAATGGGATATATCTTTATATGATATTCAAACTTTTACTGAAATTCATATAAATCAACCTCCTACAAGTAAAGATGGTAATAATGGCACTTTTGAGGCTGGAACTTTTGTTAAAGGTAACAATAGTGGTGCGACTGGATTTTTAAGATATGCGGTGTCCTCAGGTCTTGCTTTGACAGTTACTGAAACCTCAGGTAATTTTATTAAAAATGAAGCACTTATATTTAATGGTATTTCTAATGGAAGAGTTGCAGTAGCAGTTACAGAGTTTGGTATATCTAACGTAAAATCATTATGGGGAACTAATAATGGTGTAGTTGGTATTAATACTTTCTGTGCTGATGTAATTCAAACCACTAAGTTTAATGTGGGCGTAGCAACTATATCACCTGCCTCTGGTGCTGGTACGATTAGTACAATTAGAAGCACTAATCCACTATTTCCAGGAACTGGTGAATTAGTCAGAATTAATGATTTGGTTGAGTTTAGTGATATTGCTTCTTCTGATAGGGATCCTATCATGGCAAGAGTCACTAGTGTTGGTACTGATACGATTACTGTCACTGAAGTTTCTAGTGTAAGCGGAGTAGTAAATGGGACATTACCTACAAGTGTTCTTGAAGTATCTGATTTAAAAATTGTATCTACTGATTTTGAATCATCAGATGAAGTTACTCTTTATACAGAACTACCTAAGCATGATGTTTCAAATGTAGATTTAACTGATGCCTCTATTTCTATAAGAAAAGTTTATGATAGTCAAACTATTGCCAATAGCAGAATAGCGAATACTTTAAGTGCTGGTGAGAATGAAACATTCCTTCCTTTTGATCCTGAGAGGTATGCAGTATTCAGATCAGATGGAACCACAGAAGAATTAACAGCAGATAGACTAGTGTTTAATAGTGGAATGACCACTCTTGATATTCTTAATCTAAGCACAGCAACAGATAGCGGAAATGTGTCTGTTGTAACCACTTTAAAGAAAATTAAACCAACAGCAAAAAATAAGATTAAGAAAAGAGTTAATTCAATTATTGTAGATAAATCTAAATTTGAAGGATCAGGTATCGGAACCACTACTCTTAATAATGGTTTAACATTTGGTAATTATCCTTTTGGAACAAGAGTGGAAGATGAAGTAATCTCCTTAAATGTTCCTGATATAATTGATATGCATGGAATCTTTGAATCTTCTACTGTCGCAGGAACTGCTTCCGCACCATCAATGGATTTAGTTTCATTGAACAGTTCCTCCACAACAACTACTGAGTTAATCATAGGAGAGCAGTTAATAGGGCAAAGTAGCAATGCAATTGCTATTGTTGCTGAAAAAAATGATGCAGATACAATTACCTTCATTTATCAAAATGACTTTACTTTTAGTGAGGGAGAAACTGTAGTATTCCAAGAATCATCGATTCAAGGTATTGTTGGTGCGTTAAACGATACCAGTTTTAATATTTCTGATGAATTTACTTTTAATAATGGTCAAGAAAATACTTTCTACAACTATGGATCTATAACTAGAAAACCTGATGTTGATGCCCCTGCTAAACAGATAAAGATATATTTTGAAAGTGCTTTTTATGATTCTACGGATGATGGAGATATTACTACTGTAAATTCTTATAATACTTTTGATTATTCCACTGAAATACAAGAAGTTAACGGACTTGCTAATTCAGACATGATTGATATTCGACCACGAGTATCTGATTATACTGTAAGTGAAGGTGCTAGTTCTCCTTTAACATTTGCTGGAAGAACCTTCAATCAAGCAGGACAAACTGCATCTAATATACTAGCATCAGATGAGTCTATTGTTATTGATTTTTCTTTCTATCTTGGGAGAATTGATAGAGTATTTTTAACAAAAGATGGAAAATTCCAAGTTGTATATGGAACACCAACAGAAGATCCTCAATTACCAAATGAAATAGATGAGGCATTAGAAGTTGCTATTATTAATTTACCAGCATACTTATATGATGTTTCGCAAGCTTCTATTAATTTCTTAGATTATAAGAGATATAGAATGACTGATATTAATAAACTTGAAACGAGAATTAGAAATTTAGAATTTTATACCAGTCTTTCTTTATTGGAAACTAATACTGCTAATTTCTTTGTTCCTGATAATGATGGATTAAATCGATTTAAGTCTGGATTCTTTGTTGATAATTTTGAAACTTTTAACGCTCAGGAAACTAAATTTAAAATTAAAAATAGCATCGATCCTTTAAATAATGAATTAAGACCAAAACATTATACTAACTCAGTAGATTTACAATTTGGTCCTGTAGTTAATGTTGATGATACTGCTGATGTAGATTTCAGCACTATTACTGGTATCAACATTAGAAAAAATAATGATATTATTACTCTGGATTATTCAGAACAAGAATATTCTAAGCAACCATTTGGATCAAGAACAGAATCTGTAACTCCGTTTATTGTTGCTTATTGGAACGGAGTTCTTGATTTAACTCCCGAATCTGATACATGGGTTGATACTGTTAGAATCGATGCTCGTGTTGTTAATAGAGAAGGTGATTTTGCATCCACGGTAGCAGATCTTGCTGCTAGTGAGGGTTTTGATGCTCAAACTGGATTAGGACCACAGATATGGGGATCTTGGTCTGACTTCTGGACAGGAAGAAGAACGCTAACTGGTGCTGTAACTGGTGCTCGTAGACATGTACATCGTACTAGAACTGAGGGTGATTTTAGAGTACGAGAACATGTTGAGCAGAGAGAAGTAAGAGTTGAAGAGACTGTTATAAGTAGTAGGTCTGGTACTCAAAGACGAATAATTGAGGATTTCAGTCAGAGAGAATCCCAAGGAGATAGGACAATAAGTAGAGATCTAATACCATTTATGAGATCTCGTGATGTTCAGTTCATATCAAAACAAAATAAACCTAATACTCGTTTATATGCTTTCTTTGATGGTCAGGATGTAACTACTTATTGCACTCCAAAATTATTAGAAATAACCATGACCTCAGGCACTTTCCAAATAGGAGAGAGGGTTAGTGGTAGATTATCTCAGGCAGGATTAGGACCAACTGGAAGAGATCAACAGATTGCTTTTAGGGTAGCACAATCTAATCATAAAGAAGGTCCATATAATGCTCCAACAAAAATATATGGATCAAATCCATATAACATATCTCAGGTTGTCCCTGTAACTTATTCATCTACTTCTACTGTATTGAATATTGATACTGCCTCATTAGCAAATGTCACATCATCTCTTTATCGTGGGTGTGCTAAGGCAGATATGATTCTTACGGGAGAATCTAGTGGTGCTCAGGCTACTATTACTCAAGTAAGACTTATTTCAGATGTAACAGGATTTATTGGTGGTAATTTCAACATTCCTAATCCAAATAGTTCAGGATTGCCTCGATTTACTGCTGGTACAAAACAATTTAAATTGACTAGTGATCCTCAAAATGATATTAATCAAGAAGCAACATCTACTGCTGTTGATAATTTTACCTCACAAGGATTCCTTAATACGGTTCAAGAAACAATTGTTGCAGTAAGAAATGCAAGAGTCATAACACAGAATATTAGTCAGTCATCTTCATCTGGTAGAGTTGTTGGTACTGAGTGGCAAAACACAGGAAATGTTAGATCAACTACACGTTGGAGATGGAGAAATAATGGTGATCCATTAGCACAATCTTTCAGAGTTGAAGATGAAGAGGGTGTTTTTGTAACTAAGGTAGATGTTTTCTTTGCAACCAAAGATGACTCTGATCTTCCTGTTATATTAAGTCTCAGAACGATGACTAATGGAGTCCCCACGGAAATAATTCTTCCATTAAGTGAAGTTGCACTCGATCCATCAGAAGTTAGCACATCTGCTGATGGTTCTATTGCTACTACTTTTGAATTTAAAGCACCTATTTACTTAGAGGGAGGTTTAGAATATTCATTAGTAATGCTTTCTAATTCTGCTAAGTATAGTGTTTTTATTTCAAGAGTTGGTGAAAATGATTTAATAGACAATACTTATATTGCTAACCAACCAACATTAGGAAGTTTATTTAAATCTCAAAATGCCTCTACATGGGAACCAAGTCAGTGGGAAGATCTTAAATACACTCTTTATAGAGCAGATTTTGTTGACTCTGGTTCATTAAGTCTTTACAATCCAGAGTTGTCGGAAACAAACAACCAAATTCCAGTTTTACAATCTAATCCACTTTCACTTACTTCTAGAAGTATAAGAGTAGGATTAGGAACTACATTGAGTGATACTGGATATGTTGTAGGAAACACATTCTTCCAAACAGGAACTAATGCCACAGGTAGTTTAGTTGGATCTGCTGGAACTGCAACTGGTGCTCTTAATATTATTAATGCTGGTATTGGATATACTCCTATATCTGGTGGATTTACTTTTGGTGGTGTGGTATTAGACACTATTACTGGTAATGGTCGTGGAGCGACTGCTGATATATCAATATCTGATGGAGTTGCAATAGCGGCAACCATTAGTGGAGTGGGAACAGGATATCAAGTGGGTGATGTTTTAGGAATTACAACTGTTGGACTTAACTCAATTGGAAGAAACGCTCGATTCTCAGTGGTATCAATTGGACAAACCACTGAACTTATATTAGAAAATGTTCAAGGTAATTTTGTAGTTGGATCTGCAAATACGATATTCTATAACAATAGTTCAGGTATATCTTCTGAATTGAATTCAGGAGTTGGTGGAGATGTTCAGGTTGGATCCATTAATGTGATAAATGATGGTTTGCATTTTAAAGTAAATCATAAAAATCATGGAATGTATTTTACTAAAAATAATGTAAAAATTAGTGAAGTACAATCTGATGTTAAACCAACACAATTAACTGCTGCATATAATACAGGAGATACAGGATCAATCTCACTTCAGGATGCATCTAATTTCTCCACATTTGAGAATGTTGGAGTTGGAACAACTAATTATGGGTACTTAAAAATTGGGGAGGAGATTATATCTTACACTTCTGTTAATGGTAATTTGATTGGTGTAAGTAGTAGAGGTATTGATAATACTTCTAATAAATCTAAAAATTATGCAGTGGGAACTCCTGTCAGTAAGTATGAATTAGGAGGAATTAACTTACTACGTGTTAATACAACTCATGGTTTATCCACTTCTACATCAGCACATCCAAATGCTACAAACCTAAATGTATCAGATTCAATAACATATGATTCTTATACTGTTAAATTAGATATGTCTAAGGGTGGTACTAGTAGAAATACAGATGTAGGAAATCCTGCGTTGTATATTAATTCTACTAAATCTGCTGGTGGAAATAGAGTAAGAGCAACACAAAATATGCCATTTGAAGCTATTACTCCAATGATTCAAAATGTGACAGTTCCTACTACCTCATTGACTGCTAATGTAACCACTATTACGTCTAAGAGTATTGATGGAAATGAAATTCCTTACATTCAGACAGACGTAGAGGATATTACATTAAACACCACCAATTATTTGAGTAGTCCTAGAATCATTGCTTCTAAGATTAATGAAGACACTTTCTTGACTAATATTGAAGGTAATAAATCATTAAATATGACAGTGCTTTTAAATACAACAAACTCATTGGTTAGTCCTGTAATTGATAGTCAAAGAAAAAATGTTATCTTGACTTCTAATAGAGTTAATAAACCTATTACAAATTATGCAACTGATAGTAGAATTAATACCGTAGAAGAAGATCCTACTGCTTGTCAGTACATTTCGAGAGAAATGGTATTGGAAAATTCAGCAACATCTTTAAAGATTTTATTATCTGCTCATATTGATATTGACGCTGATATACGTGCTTTATATTCTATCAATAATAAAAAAGGATTTGATCCAATCTTTACTCCATTTCCAGGATATACTAATCTAAATGCTAAAGGTGAAGTTATTTCACAAGCAGATAATAGTGGGTTGCCTGATAAATTAATTACTAAGTCTAATATCTCTGGATTTGAAAGTGATGAATTAGATTACAGAGAATACACCTTCAGTGTGGATGAACTACCTGCATTCAAAACTTATAGAATTAAATTGCTTTTAACATCTACGAATCAAGTTTTTGTTCCTAGAGTTAGAGACTTGAGAGTGATGGCATTAGCATAATGGAATATCATGGAGTCACTGGTCATGCGGATCTATTAAGAGACGCTAAATCCAAATCAATAGTGAATGTTAATCATTCAGATTATCAAAAATACATCGCACGACGTGATGCTAAAAAAAGAGAATCTGAAAAAACAAACAATATTGAACAAGATCTTGCTAATTTAAAAAGTGAAATGAATGAGATCAAATCTTTACTCAAGGAGTTAGTTTCAAATGTCCACTAAGAATTTTACATTCGATCCCGAATCAGGAGTACCAAACGCTGCGGATTTGGTGATTTATGGTGGAGCTAATTTTAAAAATACTTTTAATGTAGATGACACCTCAAATGAAAATTATGATTTGACAGGTTGGAGTGGTTCAGCACAAATGCAAAAAAGTGCAGGTATAGGTGCTACGGATATTCCTGCTGCTACATTTACGGTGGGATTTAGTAGTGCTTATGATGGGCAATTCTTTATTTCATTAGGATCAACGCAAACAAGAAGTCTTGCTGCTGGAAGGTATGAATATAACGTATTACTAACTCCATCATTGGAAACAACAACAATTTTAAATACTTCGATTGCTGTTGGTGCTACTGCTGGTATTGGCACTACTGAGTTTACAATTAATAAACTTGATGGTGTAGCAATTGGTGATACGGTTTCTGTTGGATCTGCGATTACCACTGTTGCGATTGTAGGAATAGCAACCACTGTGGCAAATAAAATTCAAATTGGAGCAGCACATACATCACCATTAGAAATATTACCAGGAACAGGAGTTACCATTACAAGGGTAGGACAAGGGACTACCATTTATAATATGGTCAACGGCAATATACTCGTATTTGCTGGCATTGCATCTGCACCATCATAAATACCTAAAAGGATAATTGTATAATGGGAAGACCATCTAGTAGAACTGAATTTATCGATTATTGCAAAAGGCAATTAGGTGCTCCTGTATTGGAGATTAATGTTGCTGACGAGCAAATAGAAGATATTGTAGATGACGCTATTCAGTATTTCCAAGAGAGACATTTTGATGGTGTTGCTCAAACATACATGAAGTATAAAGTAACGCAAGAAGATATTGATAGAGGAAAAGGACCAGGAGAAGAGGGAGTGGTTGGATTAACAACAACCAGTGCTACTGCTGATATTGCAGGGACTTCTGTCCAATTTGATTATGAAGAAAACAGTAACTATCTAGCAATTCCTAGTGATATTATTGGAATAACAAAGATATTCCATTTTGATGGATCTAATACTATTACTAATAATATGTTTAGTGTTAAATATCAGTTATTTCTAAATGACATTTATTATTGGGGAGCAACTGAACTGTTAACCTATGCGATGACAAAGACATATCTTGAAGATATTAATTTCCTTTTAACAACAGAAAAACAGATAAGATTTAATCAAAGACAAGATAGGTTATATATTGATATTGAGTGGGATTCTATGACTAAAGGTGATTATTTAATTATTGATTGTTTTAGAGCTATGAATCCTGATGATTTTACCAGAGTATGGAATGATTCTTTTTTAAAACCATATACTGTCGCATTAATTAAAAGGCAATGGGGGCAAAATTTAATTAAGTTTGCGGGAGTAAAACTTCCTGGTGGAACTGAATTAAATGGAAGACAAATTTATGATGATGCCGAAAAAGAATTAACTAGAATTAGAGAAATAATGTCCAACACTTATGAATTACCTCCTCTAGATATGATAGGTTAAGATCATGGCACTTAATCCATTTTTTCAACAAGGTGCTAGATCTGAGCAGAATTTAGTTCAAGATTTAATCAACGAGCAGTTGAGAATGTATGGTGTTGAAGTGCATTATATGCCTAGAAAATATTTAAGTGAAAAAACGGTCATTAAAGAGGTTGTGGCATCCAAGTTTGATGATGCTTATCCATTAGAGGCATATCTTGATACTTTTGATGGGTACGGAGATAATCCAGTTTTATTATCTAAGTTTGGTATAGAACAAACTAATGAAATAACTCTTACAATTTCTAAGGAGAGATGGGAGACTTATATTGAACCTTTGATGAAAAATGAAGATAATATCAAATTAGCAACAAGACCTAAGGAAGGAGATCTGATATATTTTCCACTAGGTGATAGGTTATTTGAAATAAAATTTGTAGAGCATGAAAAACCTTTTTATCAATTATTAAAAACTTATGTCTATACTCTTAAATGCGAACTATTTCGTTATGAGGATGAAGTTATTGATACTGGTATTGAAGAGATTGACGATTCTCTAATAGGAGAAGATTATGATGGTGTAACTGGTGAAGATGGTAGCATCTCTACTCTCATTGGTCCTACTCAAACACTTACACTTGTCGGAACGGGAGTTACTGCTACTGCCATAACAGGTATTGTAACCTCTGGTGGTATTAGATTTATTGATATCACTAATCGTGGTGGTGGATATCTTGGACAACCAACTGTTGCAATATCATCTGCTCCTTCTGGTGGTGTAACGGGTATTGCTACTGTAAGGTTGATAGGAGGAATTGTGGCATGTACTGATAATGTTAACCCTGCTACTAGATCTGTTCAGCACGTAGATTTAGAGAATGTTGGCTCTGGATATACAGTTGCTCCTAAGATCGCCTTTATTGGTGGTGGTGGAAGTGGTGCTGCTGCTACATCAGTCATCGGTGATAATGTTATTGGTATAGTAACTCTTACAAGTTCTAACGGATATGTTGGTGGTGTTGGATATACTACTAACCCAACAATCACATTTAGTAATGAAATATTTAAGACAGGTGTTACTACCGTTTCTGCTGCTGCAACTGCTGTGGTAAGTTCTGCTGGAACTATCACTGCTATTAATATAACCAATGCTGGTCTTGGATATAGCACTGCTCCAACTCTAACTATCGCTGATCCTTCTCTCGATAACAGTGGAAATTACAAATTTAATGAAGTTGTTACTGGAGAAACCAGTGGAACAACTGCAAGAGTGAGAGTATGGAATGGCACTACAAATGTAATAGAATTAGCATCCGTAAGTGGAGACTGGACAAGAGGAGAGAAATTGGTAGGTCAAACATCAGGAGCAAGTCATACTATTAGAATAATTGATCTAGAACCTACTGATGATGGATTCGCTGATAATTTAGAAATAGAAAATCAAGCAGATGCTATTTTAGACTTTACTGAACAGAACCCATTTGGTACTCCATAAATATTTGTGCTATAATATAATTATTGTATTTTGTGATAATGCCAGAACAACAAACAATTAAATTTAGTATTAAACAAGATGGCACAGTAATTGAAGAGGTTATTGGTGCTGCATCTCAACAGTGTCTGAATTTAACAGAATCTATTGAAAACAAACTTGGGGTGTTACAAACAAGATCCTTTAAACCTGAATTTTATCAACCTGCTATCGTTAACGAACATGTCTCACTTCAGCACAATAAAAACGAAAATCAGGAATAAACCTGAATTACAAGAAGCATTAGAACTTCTACAATATAATGTAGTAGAAGATCAAGAACTAAGAGTAACTGGTTCTCATGGTATTAATCATGAAACTGTAACTGCTGATCTCGCAATCGCTAATGATATTGGATTTAGATTGAATCCGATGACTGGAGAGTATGAATTAGTAGCAGATCTTGAAACATGGAATCAACCTTTTCCAGTAGAAAGATTTATGGATAAGGTAAATCAACAGTATGCAAGAATGACTATTCATAATACTGTTAAGAACCAAGGATTCCAAGTTGAAGAGGAATGGGAGATGGAAGATAATACCATCGAATTAACGGTAACTCGTTGGGTATAAATACAATATAATAGTAGTGTAAAAATGTTTGAGTATTTTTATAACGAAATTCTGAGAAGAACCATTATTTCTTTTGGTACTCTTTTTAACGGAATCACTGTCAAACAAGATGGTTCTGTTGTAAGAGTTCCTTTGGGATATGGTCCTACTCAGAAATTTTTGGCACGATTAAATCAAACACCAGATTTAAATAAAGCAACGGCAATTACTTTGCCTAGAATGTCTTTTGAATTTACAGGTTTGACATATGATCCTTCCAGAAAAGTAACTACTACTCAACAGTTTACGGTGAAAGATCCAGACACTGGAACTGAAACTAAGAAATCATATATGCCAGTTCCTTATAATATGCAATTTGAACTTGCTATTATGTGTAAGTTGAATGATGATGCTCTTCAAATTACAGAACAAATATTACCATTTTTTCAACCAGCGTATAATGTTACTGTTACATTAGTAGAAAATATTAAAGAGAAAAGAGATATTCCCATTGTATTAGAAAATATTACAATGCAAGATGATTATGAAGGAGATTTTGAAACCAGAAGAGTTCTTCTTTATACTTTAAGATTTACTGCAAAAACTTATCTCTTCGGTCCTTCTGCTACTGCTACTGGAGATCTTGTTAAGAGTGTTAGAGTTAGTTATCTTGCGGGTACAGACACTACAAGAACAGAAAGAGATCTTACATATAGAGTTACACCAAGAGCAACTAAGAGTTACGGTGGTCCTATAACTACCACCCTAGACGAAGACGTAGATCTTACAGAGGTCGAAATTAAAGTTGTTTCTACATCCAATATATTCTTAGATCCATCAGAACCAGCAAAAGCAACTTACTGTTATATTGATGAAGAGGAAATGAAGATAACAATGGTGAATGAAAATTCAATTATTGTTGAAAGAGCACAGGACAACACCCTTGCTGCCTCTCATGTTAAAGGATCTGCTGTTAGAGTAATCAATCCTATAACTTCTGCTACTGATACAACTGTCACTTATGATGATAATGCTCTTATCGAGGATGGTGATGACTTTGGATTTGATGGTACTATTTCATGACAAATAGATTAGACAAAACTTTTAATATCACTCCTGATGATGTATCAACCACTCCTGAAAACGGATGTGCTCCTAAAAAAGATCAACTTACGGATGTTACGCCTGGTGGTTTAAAAAAACCTGATAGATTAACTAAGGATGATATTACCAGAGACTATGAATATACAAGAGGAAATCTTTATAGCATTATAGAAAAAGGTCAAGAAGCAATTGATGGTATTCTTGAAATTGCTCAAGAAAGTGAAATGCCGAGAGCATATGAAGTTGCTGGACAACTTATAAAAAGTGTCTCTGATGCTACTGACAAATTAATAGATTTGCAGAAAAAACTTAAAGATGTTAATGAAGAGCAAGTAAGTAAAGGACCAACTAATGTAACTAATGCTTTATTTGTTGGATCTACTGCGGATCTTGCTAAACTGATTAAAAATGAAACTCCCAAAAAGAGTTGAAATAAATATAATTATAGATGGGGTCAAAATAAGTGCCACTTAAAAAACCGTCAGAATTTTACGATAAGAATCCTAATTCATCTATGGATGAAATTAGGGAAGAGTTGTCTGTCGCTTCTCCTAAAAAAATAGAGTCAATTTCAGAGGCATTTAATTCTTTTAAAACAAATTTTGATCATATTCAAAATCTTAACGAATTTACTCAAACTTTTGATACTTTTAAAAATAATGTACAAAAAGTAGATACTCTTACTGAAAGTGTAGAAGAAATAAGAGAAGGTATTGAGGATCTTATTAGTAAAGAAGATCTTGATGATGCCATGACTGCTCAATTGTTTTTCGTTGAGGAGTCTATTAGAAATATCCAAGATAAAGTAAAAACTTTAAATTCTAAAAGTATTTTAGATATAAAGGAAGAATTTTCTTCTTTATCAGAAACCGTTGCAGATTTTATAGACGAAGAAGTACCATCATATAAAAAATTAATTGTAGATTCTGAAACAAGAGTTGATAACCGTTTTATAAATTTTAAAGAAGATTTAACATCTCATGTTGAAGGAATACAACAACAAATTAATTTAAATCTAGATTCTATTACAGAGAATATTGAATCTCTTAATGAAGAAAATCTTTCTGAGGTAAAAAAAGAAGTTAAGGGTATTGGAGGAAGGGTAGATTCTCTTCTTGAAAAAATATTACCACAATATAAAAAGTTTTTTGCAGAGACAGAAGTAAGAACAGAAGCAAAGATTTCTGCAAATGAAAAATTAGTTAAAGAAACTGCAAAAGAAATAGAAGAAAAATATGAGTCTAAAATTAAAGGAATTACTGAAGATTTTGATGGATTTATTAATGTAGAAATTCCGAAGTATAAAAAACTTCTCATAGATTCTAAATTGAAGACAGAAGAAGAAGTTAAAGATATATCAAAAAATTTAGATGAACAAGTTTCTAAAATTAATAAGAATGTTGTTAATTTACAACACAGAGTTAATAATAAAGATATTGAAATTGATGAAGTTCTTTTAGAAAAGACTAATACAATTGAAAAACTAATTAGTAAATCTAAGGAACTTTCTAGAACCTATGATGATCTTTCTAAGGATTTCAAAGCAAAGGAAGTTCAATATGAAAATGCTCTTTCTAACTTTGGAGAGAAGATTAATACAATGGAAGAGAGTCTCACAGATAATATTTGTGAGTTGCAGGAGAATTTAGATACTAGTACTTCTAAGTACTACACTGAAATGAAGAATGCGGTGGTTCCTGCCGTAGTTAATTTTGAAAAAAATCTTTCATCTCAAATGAAAGAAATGAAAATAGATTTTACTGTTAATGAAAAACATATTGATAGTTTAAAGAAAGAATTTAAAGATCTTGTAGAAAAGATAAGAGTAACTGATAATTTAGAAGAAAGAAGTCAATCTCTTTCAAAAAAAGTTGATAAGTTAGAAGAAATTTTAGAAAAATTTGATGAGAAGACTCTTACAGAAGGTCTTTTAAATATTCCTCCAAATGTAGATAATTCTGACCCATTAACTCCTTTGGATCAAACTTATGTAACTCATGAAAAGTTAGCAGAACATTATCGATTATTCATTAATAGAATACAGCAACAACTATCTGTTTTAGGAGGAGGTGGTGAAGTCTTCCTTGCTAGAATGGAGGATGTTGATGTTGGAGCTGGTATTCAAACTGATGGGTTTGTTTTAGCATGGGATAAAGATCTTCAATTATTCACTCCTTCTGCTGGAGGTACTGCTGGTGCAGGTGGAACATGGGCATCTAATTCAGTTGGTATTAGCACTACCAAATATGTTGGAATTAATACCACCACTGCACAAGAAGAGTTCCCATTATATGTTGGTCCCACAGGATTAGCTAATACAACAATTGTCGCAAAGTTTGATGGAGATATTTCTGTTGCAGGAACTATATTTAAAGAGAATGTAAAAAATGTAGACTCCATTGGTTTAGTTACTGCTAGAACGGGAGTCGATGTTGGATATAATTATGAAGATGGCACAGGTGTTGGCATCACGATGAAAGCAAGTGGTAATGCATGTTTTTCTGGTATTGTTACCGCATATCATCAGTTCTATCCACCAGTTATAACGACAACTGAGAGAGATGCGTTAACTGTAAGTGCAGGTGCTCTCATTTTTAATACTACAAGCACTCAATTAGAAATTTATAATGGAACCACTTGGGTAGGTGTTGGTGCTGTTAATAACCTCACTATCTCTAACCTATAAATAAAAAATAGGATACCAATAGTTACATGAAAAAATGTAAAAGTGGATATTATTATTGTTTTGATGAAAAGAAGTGTAAACCCATGCCTGGCGGATATCATGTGGGTAGAGGTGGAATGTTAGAAAAAGATGAAAGTAAAAAAAATGGAAAGAACGGAAACGGTTCTAATGGGCATTCTAATGGCAACGGTAATGGCAACGGTAACGGCGGCAACGGTTCAAATGGTGGAAACGGTGGGGGAAATGGAGGAGGTGGAAATGGTGGAGGTGGAATGGGAGAATCCGTAAGACTTCCTCTCAATATAGAAATTCCTGCAAATCAAACAGAATTTAATTTAGGATTGATGTTTAGGGAAAGTTTAGATTATGATAGCGGAATGTTATTTGTTTTTGAGGAGAATGGTCAAAAGTCTTTTCATATGAAAGATACTAGAATTCCTCTTGATATTGCTTTCATTAAAGAAGATGGAACTATCGAAAGTATAAAAGAATTAAAACCATTTACTCTTCTTCCTGTATATTCTGATGGAGATGTATTGTCTGCATTAGAAGTAAATAGAGGTTGGTTTGCTGAGAACAATGTAAATATAGGAGATAAAATAATAGTCCCTTTAAATGAAGATGTAGACATACACGATGCAAAAGGTAATTTATATGCAACAGTTATTGACATTATTAAACCAGAACCAATGGTGGTTCCTGAACCAACTGTTCAATGGGAAGATCCTACTTTAACAGAAGCACAACGTATTCAATCTAAAGTTGGAAATATTGTAAGAGTCTTTTTAAGATGGAAAGGACAAAACTTTATGTTACAAATGTTCTTCCCTCAATTAAAGAAACCTAATAGAACTGATGTAATTGATCAAATACAAAAAGTATATCCAGGTTCTAGATTAATCAGTTATGATATTGAAGATTATGATCCCAGTGAACCAATGATTCAAGTGGCAGAGGGTTCACTTCATAAGTGGTTTAAGGGTTCTAAATCCAAGGACGGTAAAGGTGGTTGGGTCAACGTAGTCACAGGTGGAACTTGTGCTAGTGATAAACCTGGTGAAGGTACACCCAAGTGTGTATCATCTTCTAAGAGAGCAAGCATGACCAAAGCAGAAAGACTCTCTGCTGCACGTCGTAAAAAGAAAGCAGATCCTGGTCAACAATCTAAGACAGGTGCTGCCAAGCCTACATATGTTAGTACCGATAGTCCTCGGAAAAAGAAAATGAAAGAAGAAGTTCAAGTTGATGAAGGATTGGGTACAACTATGGCAGTAACTGCTGGACTTAATGCAGTTGGTAATATTGCAAAAGCATATGGTGCAAGTCAAGCAGCAAAAGGTGCTATCATTGGTGGTGCTTTATCAGGTGCAGGTGCAGTTGCTGGTGGTGCATTAAATTATGCTGCTTCTAGAAATAACAAAAAGCAAAAGGATGTTAAACCTAAACAGACTCAGCTGAAAAAGAAAATGAAAGAAGAAAATCAATTAGATGAGAAGTGTTGGCCAGGTTATGAAAAGAAAGGTATGAAAACTATGTTTGGAAAGAGATATCCAAACTGCGTAAAGAAAAAAGCAACCAGAAAGGAGGAGGTAGAACTAGAAGAAAGACATTATGGATCCTCAGTAAATAAAATTCCTGGTGAACTCGATAAGGCAGTAAACATGCATAAGAGTCAAGCAAAAAGATTGAGAGACTCTGAGGAGGTCAAGAAAGACGCAGGGAAAGCAGCAAATGCAGTTCCTGGTCAATTAGATAAAGCGGTTGCGTTGCACACTAAGCAAGCAAAAACTTTAAGAAAAGCAGGTATTTCTGAAGCATCAGATAAGAAAGGTAAGGGTAGTGGCACAAAAGATGCTTGCTATCATAAAGTCAAGTCTCGTTACTCTGTATGGCCTAGTGCATATGCATCAGGTGCATTGGTTAAGTGCCGTAA